AATCCTGTCATGCCGCGGCCAACAAGATACTGGTTAGCCATGTTTCGTTGAGACGGGGAAAGACCCATCGTCATATCGCTAGACGCAATAGGTTGCCCATTGAAGGGCAACGAACCCAGACCCACTGATGCGGGCATAGCCACAGAGGGGATAATATTAGAAGCCATCACCGGTTGTGTTACTGAAGCTGGAATCGCAAGCATCGGGTTTGCTTGTGCCATCACCTTCTGTTGCGGAGCCTGCTGCAAGTTTGGTGGAGGAGGCATCGCCACCGGCTTGCTTTGAGTCGCGCTGTTGAGCGCGTTCATGCCCTGCATAGCTTTTTGAAAGTTGAACCCTGTGGTCGGAACTGCTGCCGCACCTGTTGTATTTGCCGCAGTGGTTGCTGCGTTCGCTGCCGCTGGAGTACCGCCCATCGCTGCGCCCGCTACGCCAAAACCAACAGCGTTTAACGCCGCATCCCCAATATCGCCACCGCCAAGCAGTGTACCGATACCTGCGCCAATAGCTTTAGGGGCCGCTGCCGCAACCAAACTGCCTGCCGCTGTCCCACCAAGACCAAGAGATGCTGCGATCCCTGTTCCTAAAGTGGCGGGCAGCATCGAACCTGCAAGGCTTCCGAGTAAGGGTGCTAATAAAGGTATCATCAAGCTTCTCCGCGCACCGCTTCCGGTGCTGTAACTATGATCATTGTACTGCGCCGCTCGGCTCCTGTCCATGGGTCGCCACACTCGGGGCAGTTTCCATCAGGGTAGCTCAGAATTTCTTCAGGCGTATCGACCGCGTTATCACAGCCCTTGCAATGCACTGTATCAGAACTTGTTGAAGGTTTCCACCCAATGATGTCAGACATGTTGTTTTTCCTTACGGTGTAGACACGGTTACAGATCCAACTGCGCTAGTGGCGCTAGATCCCTGCACGTGCGGTGTGTTAAGCTCAGATACTTTCAGGTATCCGCCGTGATTAAACACGGTCCCAGGTTCGAGGCCCACGTCGTCAGTTTGTAGATCCGTGAACACAGTAAACGTGTTGCGCCCTTCTCCAGGGTTCCGCTCGTTTTGCATGTAGACAGACAGCGCCCGTACAATCTCAGCCAAGTACGGCTGTTGATACTCAGCCGGTGGGACAGGGAGAAACGGGAGGTTAAGGTTACGGGACATTAGCGCCGCCCATCTGGCCGCAGATCAACCCGTGGAGAGCCAAGCCGCCATGTGGTGGCTGTGTTGTCACAAGAAACCTTGAGGCTAAGTTGCCGTCCGCGGAGCCGGAAGTCTAACTGAGCCCTGTCGTTGTTAAAGAACGTGCCCGTAGCGGAGCGCAGGTAAGATCCGCCCGTTTGGTTAGCCACACTCAAAGTTACATCAGCAGAAGGTGACTCAGCCGTAGAGTTTTCAAACGCAATGTCAGGTAGCACCCGACGGATCAAGCTGAACTGCTCGCCGTCACCAAGGTCAATCGGGCTGGATTCGATAAACGAGTCGATAGCAGAGGCAGGTGCTGTACTGCCGTCGTCAAACCCGACCTCGTGTTCGTACAAGTAGCCGTCCAAGCCAGCAGACAGCGGGTTTTCAAACGCACCACGATCAACCCATGCGGAACGTGCAAGAGTACCATAGTACCAAGACTGCTCGGCGTAATTGTAGACAACATACCGATCAATGTTGTTGCTTGAAGCGGATGGATAGAACCACCACACCTCAGAATGTGCAGAGTTAAGGCCTGCAAAAACCTTCTCACCCTGATTAAAGTTGAAGTCGTCAAACACGTAGCTGCGCACGGAGCAAGGAATCCGCTGGACCGAACCGTTGTACATGTAAAACTCAGTCCGACCCATCCAAAAGACCATGTCGTCCACGGCTACACCAGAGTTTACACCCTGCACCGAAGTGTTTTCGGAAATCAGGTTAATACCAAAAGTGAACGGAGGCCCGAGGTACTGCATTGCGTACAAGGCTGTATCGGTGAACACCAAAATCTGCTGGCGTGTCTCATACGCGCTTACAATCTCGGACCCAGAACCGAGGCGCAAGTCCCCCGCAGTATTGGTCGCGGTAGGCGTCCAGTCGGCTACGTTTTCTTGGTCCGAGAACCGGATAAGCATGGGGTCTTGCGTACCAATGTCATCGACAGGGTCGCATCCAAATGCGATAACGTGGCGGTCGCGGTCTGAGACCAGAACCTGTTTAGCCACAGTCGGGGCACCAGAAGAGCCCGCCAAGTCGTTAATCGCAACAGCGCGGTCAAAGCTAGGGTACGAGGCACTACGGTCAAAGTAGTAGATGCCGCCGTTGTGCGGGTTGAAAATCAAGTCTTCACCAAAGTTGTCCTGAGACCAAGTTCGGAGGTTCGTGGTCAAAGTAGTGATGTCCGTCCCAGAGCCCCAAGTGCCGCGGCTCCACAAACCCGCGCCCCAACCATTGCCAAAGATGGCAGTGCTTAGACCGATGTTGACTTGATACGCACCCACAACGCTTGCGCCGCCATCTCCCGTGTCAGAGCTGTTTGCTACAACAAGCGTAGGAACCAACTCGCCGTCTACAGTGATGCTCGGGATGGAGGTTCCCGCTTCTCGGACCTCGATGTTGTACGTGTCGCTGTCGATCGCCTCAGTGATCTGGTACTCTTGGTTCAGCACACCGGCGGTGACGTTGCCACCCAAGCTCGCAGCGCCGCTAAACGTAACGAAGTCCCCAGTTATTGCGCCGTGGCCCAAGTCTGTGATTTCAACAACAGAAGACCCGTCCGTTGCAGAAAAGGTAACCTCACCCGCAGCTGTAGTTGTGCGGATAGGTGTGATGTCGTTATAGCCACCGCCCTCTTCAACGTAGAACTTTAGGTCTGTTCCAAGACCAACCAAGCGCGAGCCAGTAAGGTCGCGCCACGGGTGCAACGAACGCGCCGTTCCGAGGAACGACTTCACACCCTTCTTGACCCAGCCCCCAATCTTCTCAGGGAAACCTTTTGTAAAGCGGACCTTGTCGCAGTCCCGCCAACCACCTTCGTTAGTATACGAGGTGACCTCACGGTTAATGCCCGGACGAAACTGGAATTTGGTCAACGGCATTTGCGCTATCCTTACGGTTTAGTGGGCCAGTCAGCCTCGTCCAAGTGAGGCCAGTTAGCGTGGCTGGTAATGTCACGCAAAGATTGACGGTACGCTGTTTGTGCAACAGTCATAGTGAGATCAGATGATGCCCACCAGTCAGTTTCAGCGATAAGTTTGTTGCGTGTCGTGCGGTTAGTTTCTGCGACCCGATCTGCTTTATACGATAACTCATCTGCATCAAGGTTCACGACACTCCAAGCCTGAGTTGCATTAGTGCCGTCAAAGACAATGGCATTTGGCATTAACTTTTGCGTCCGTTCATCGTAATCGGGCTTAGGATCAACCACTACCTTGTAAACATCATAAGCTGCAAGTGTTGCAGCTACAATGTTCTTTGGAAAGGAAGTGTTTGGATTGTCTCTACGGAGCCGTCCCACAGAGTACGGAGTTATTTCCCCGTTTGTTACTTTGATCATCATAGTTGTGTTCTCCTATATTAGATGATGCTATGCTCAATCGTCTACGTCTACGTCAGGCCCCGGCTTTACCGTACCATTAACCGTGAAGTCACCGCCTGTGCCTGCGTTAACCCCTAAGTCATCCGTATCAGTAAATTTGGGGTATATAAGGGGATCAGAGATTACACCATCAGCAATCTGCTGAGACAAGTCTTTAGGGTAACCTAATTGATCTACAAACTTAAAACGATTTTCCTCTTGAGAAAAGTCGTGGTAATCAGTTGAAAAATAACACAAGGCTAGAGAATCGTCAAATATATCTGTTCCATCTGTGTCAGCTCCAATAGTGACTTTATTTATATTTGACAGGTCAATAAAATCATTAGTAAGGGTATCAGCCGAAGTAGTTACCGAAACTCCATCAACATAGAAGTGCGCTGTTGAAGTTGCTAAGTTTACAGAAAATAAAACAACGGACCATCCCTCTGCGTTCAGAACGCCATTTTGCGACTCCCACAATAATATTCTAGAGTCGGAAGAGTTATAGGCTTGAAAAGAAAATTTCCCTCCTGTTTCAGCATACGTTCTGACACAAGAAACTGCATTAGTTGAGGCTATTGCAAAGGGTTCATTTACTGAATTTCTTGTATAGTCCAGAGCGATTGCTAAAGTAAAAGTCTTAGTATCTGCGGCCCCTGTTAAAGAGGTTCTGCTCAAATACCCACTACCATTAGTATATAAACTTCTGGTAATAAACTCACTCGAACTTCTTGCGCCCCCCGGACGAGAGTTCACATTAAAGTCTCCACCTGTACCAAAGTTTTGGCCGGGGTTACTTGCCCTTAAAGGCAAATAGATCAAGGGGCTTGATCCGTATGGCAGGTCACCAGATGCACCAAGGTACTTGGGCTTATCGTTTTCAACATCGTAAAACGGGTTCTCGGCACTAAGATCAATGTATTGGTTGGGTGCGTACCAAACGGTTCCAATCTCTCCAGTAAGTTTTGAAACGGCGGCTTTCGCTGCCCCAATATAAGCCTCGCTCAAGGCTGAAAAGTCTATGTTGGTATTTGAGTAATCATTCCAAGTACCGTTCGCAGCTACCCCGTTAATAAACACATGACGCTTTGCAGTGTCGGTTAGGTCAACGGACCAATCCACTTGATACCACCTGTCCAAGTATATTTCATCTGTCCCTGTAAATTGAAACACAGTGGGACCAGTCGTTAGGTTGTGACCTATTGTAACGGTGTATTTTGACCCGCTCCAAGGAAGCCTTATCGGTTCCGCCCGTGTTGCAATATTGTCTGCTAAAGCAAAAGCTGTTATGTTGTTTGTCTGGGAGTTAATTTTAAACTGCATTGAATTCGTAGCTTTCTTGCTATCTGACCCATAAGACAAGGATGTTTTGTCTAGATAGTCATCGCTACCGTCAAAGCTAGATGAAAAAATATTATTCTGGTTAGGGCCACGCGCTGCGGTGTCTAGAGTACCAGTGACTGTAAAATCACCGCCTGTGCCTGCGTTAGTGCCAGCAGTGTCAGCGTCCGTCATAGGCAGGTAGATAATAGGAGACAGGCTTGCCAAGCCATCAGCAGGCTTTAGCTCATCTGTGATAAATAAACGCCTATTAGACTCTGTATAGAGATTACGGTATGTGTAATCTACAAACACATTTGCGACACGGCCTTTTGCCTCCCCAGTAGCCTCCCCCTTCATAATTTGAAAATTATTCAAAAGAGGTTTAATGTCTTCCCCTGATAATCCACTAGCTCCTATGCCTACGTCCCTGTCGTTGATAAACAACTGAGCGGTACTAGCACTAACGTCAATACTAAAAAGTATGTGGTTCCATGAGTTGAGACCAAAAAACTTATTGGTTCCATAAGCACTTTTGCTCTGGTTCCCCGTTGTAAGTCTGAACTCTAAATCCCCATCCTGCTGTACTTGTACGTTAAACTCAAAAGGTGCCGTTGTCGCTCCGTTTCTAAAAATAGTTTTGTTATTGGTATATGGGGAAGCGTACACCCATGCACTAAAAGTCATAGCAGACCTAGTGGTCTCCGAAAAAGACCTTTGAAGATAATCGTTAGACCCGTCGAAGGATACGGCTTCTGGACTTATTACATCGTCAGCAGCACTTGCCGCCGCTAATTTCTTCCATCCAGACATTATGCAGAACTCCCGATCCAAACGCCGTAAAGCGTAGTGCTAATTTTAAACAAAACGACTGTATCCGCCGCTGTCAGGGTGGGTGCGCTGTTTCCCGTTCCCGTAATCCAAGTGATCGTAGGCCAAGTAATCGTGTAAGATGAAGCACTTGTTAGGTGCAGCGACAGACTTTCCCCCGACGACAGGCTGTCAGTGAACGTAGTGTTGGCACTAATGGTCTTGGTTTGCGTTGTTCCGTTATTTGGATCAAGAGCCGTGCCTGTTAAAGCATATACTGTTTCTACAATAGCATTGGAAAACTTAACGTCACCATTTGCATCCGCAGTGACCACTTTGCTGGCCTGTGATGTGCCAAGCGTTGTGATGTCGTTGTAGTTCAGCTCGGCAGTGGTAGCCGTCACTCCGTCAAGAATGTTTAACTCAGCGGTCGTAGAAGTGACACCGTCAAGAATGTTTAACTCAGCGGTCGTAGAAGTGACACCGTCAAGAATGTTTAACTCGGCAGTCGTCGCCGTTACCCCGTCGAGGACATTGATTTCCGCTGCCGTAGCGGTAAGGCCCAAGTTGGTCAGAGCCGTTGCAGCACTTGCCAAGTCAGAAAGGTTGTTGGCAGAGGTAAGAAAACCAGACAAATCAGCAGTAAGGCTGATAACAGCAGCACCTGATCCGGCACCATCGCAGTAAATAATGTCTGTTGCTCCGTTAGCAACGGTCACATTAGAACCCGACCCCTGACTGATTATAACGCTCTGACCAGAGTTGTTGACAATAAAGTACTGCTTGCTCTGGTCGTTCGGAGTGACCGTAACCGTGTTTGTTCCGCTTGGAGAACCACCAAACACCAGCACCTTGTATTGGCCCTCGGACAACGCACCGTCAGAAGTGGACAGCGTATGCGTAGTACCTGAAAGCGTGATCGAACCAACACCGCTGGTCAGACGATCAACGATCTGCAGGTTTGTATTGGTCGTGTCACCCCATGTGCCGGATTGTTCGCCGTCAGCTATGAGCTCGATACCAGTGTTTACAGTGTATGTACTAGCCATGTCCGTTCCTTATGCCGCTATCTCGGTCCAAACAGTGCCGGGATCAGGGACGATGTTGCCCCAAACTAACACACGACGCACCTCTCCGCTACCCTCAACTCCAGTTGGGAAGACTCTGGCATTACCCGTGACCGAGGCAATTGAGCCAACCGCAGAAGTAGCTGACACACCTGTGACAGGTACGTCAATGCCTTGGCCTTCGTTAACTGTGACCGAACCAACCGCAGAAGTAGCTTCGAGACCTGTCGTTGGGACAATCGCACCAGCCTCAGCTTCCGCCGTGCCTACAGACGCCGTGGCCTCAAGGCCTGTTACAGTTACGTTAGAGTCTGCGCTAACCGCTGCCGTGCCGACAACTCCAGTTCCTGCGACACCCACAAGGCTGACCGTGTTGTCTCCAGAGACCGTAGGAGAACCAATCTCGCC